ATAGGAGGTAACTATGGTAAAAAAGAAAGCTAAGAAAAAAGCTAAGAAGAAGACCCCTCTAGAAAAAATCAGGAAAGAGCTTGATAAGCTAGAGGCACTGCACGAAAAGGAAAATGATATTGTTGAAAAGATCACCGATATCATTGACGAAGAGGACAATGATTGGGGTGATGTGAGCTATGGCGGAACAGATCCAGACTGAGCTGCAATACGACATCTACCAGCCGTTCGGACCTAGCATTCTGAAGGTTAATATGCCGCAAGGATATGTTGACCTTCTCAATGCGCAGGCGGACAAGATTCTCAGTGATGAGAAGCTGAGCAAGGAAAGGGACTGGTCGCACAATTTGGCAGGAAATGTCAAGAAGGAAGTTGCTATTAATCATAATGAAATCAAGGGTCTCCCCGAGTTTCTTATGACGATGGCACATGAGTACGTCAAGCGCGTTCTCCCGGAAGGGTTGAATGACAAGGCGAAGGTGTCCTTCAGTGTGTGGGTGGTATCACAATATGCTGGGGATTTTAATCCTGTGCACATACACGACGCGAACCTATCCGGTGTGGCATTTTTGAAGATGCCACCGAAGTTCGAGGAGGAATACAAGAAGGAGGACCACCATCCAACGGTTGGATGCCTGGAATTCCTTGGATCAATGCCGAATCATTTTGCACGTCACAGTTATGTCGTGAAGCCTGTGGTTGGGGACTTTTACCTCTTTCCATCATGGCTTGCACACCAGGTCTATCCGTTTAGGTCCGAGGGCGAAAGAAGATCAATGTCATTCAACGTGCACTTCAAGCTGGACGGACCGGTGAAGGGAGTCAACGCGTAATGCCTCCTTATTTCTTTCATGGACAAACCCCGGAGGCCCGAAGACGAGTACTGCCTGGATATCCAAAAGACTTTGTTTTTAAAGACTATGATGAGTACAAGCAATATTTTGTTGGGGATAGAATAATTTGTCTTTTATGCGGCAAGCATTATAGAGCACTTGGTAATCACCTTCGAGTATCACACGAGACGGACATTGAGGATTATAAAGAGAAGTATGGTATATTGTGGACCAAATCGTTACTGTGTAATGATTCACACAAAGGTCAGTCAGATCGTGCAAAAAAAAGAATCGCCAACGGCGAACTTATTCCCCAAACTATTGAAGGAAGGAGAAAACAAGGGGCGTTCGCGCGCAGCCATAAGAAGAAAAAAAGAAATTTACTTACTCATAAATTAAGCTCTCAAAAAAATATTGAACAATACAATATTTTACAGAAACGCGTGAGTGAGATGACCAAGGCGAAAGAAGAACCGAAAAGAAAGGAACATCCATCGCATATAAAATCTTTTATAGAGAATTATGCTAAAAGGGGTCAGTCGCCATGGAACAAAGGCAAAAAGATGCCGTCGGAACAAGTTAAAAAACTTTCTGAATTCAGGAAAGCCCACCACGCGAGGGTGAAGGAGATGCTCAAGAATGGTTGAAATAAGATTAATTAGTGAAAAAGACCTAGCGAAAAAGCTAAGTGTCAGCGTTTACAAACTTCAAAAAGATAGATCAAGAAAAAGAGGCATACCTTATGTCAAAATTTTTCATGCGGTTCGTTATGATCCTAATAAAGTTGAAGAATTCATAAGGAATAACACGGTGAACCATGGTTGACACGACAGTGAATAATTTTAAGATCTATCAATTTCTTGATACTTTTACTAACCATCTAAAACCATATGGTTTAACACCTATACAATTAAAGGTACTCTCACAGATCGGTTTACAAAAAGAACTTAATGGAAGTCAGTCGAATTTAACCATAACCAAGATTTCTAAAGATCTTGGCATAGTATTCACAACCGCTCAACGATGCGTTGAGAAATTAGGATCGGGATATTCCTATAAGAGTGCTAGAACTAATGAATTAATAACTCAAGAAGGTTGTGGGTTGGTTAAACATGAGAAACCCAATGGTGGCAGAACAGGTGCAATATCCATTTCCGCTAAAGGCAAAAGGTTTCTTAAAGATGTTGGAAGTATCATATCTGACTATGGTGATGGATAATGGTTGAAGAGAGCAAGTACAAGTCCGTGGCAATCAAGGTTCCGTACTATGACGCGTTGGTGCGAATGGGGTTGACCATGCACCGTGGGCCGGGACAGGAAATGATGTATATTATTGATAAGGAAGCACGCGCAAGGGACATAAAGATAAAGAGCAATAAAAAAGGACAAAAGAAATGAAGTCGCTAGTGAAAGCAGGAAATGAAATTATAAAGATCGCTCTAGAATGTGAGAATCAGCTAGAGGACCTTCCGCATGTGGTGGGGAGAATACAGGCCGAGGTTAAAGTCCACGGTCACCCTCTTCCCACTATCATGATTCTTGATTTGATTGATGAGTTCCTCAGTGATAGGTTCGAAAGAAAAAAGTCAAGGGCTATGGAAGGATTTGATGAATCAAAAGTAGAAGAGGCTTTTGGACGAGTGAGTAGGAAGTGGAGTGGACAGGAGAATATAAACTAATGACAACATTGAAGATCATTGATCTACACCAGGTGGAGGACGGCGCCATCAATCCGAAGACGGGGTTGACGGAGAAACCTTCATGGTATGTACGATTCGAAGACATGTCTGATCTTGTATTGTTTAAGTCCAAATTACTAGAATTATTATCCATGGGTTTTCGAAAGACAGTAGAGAATTTCAAGGCGGGAAAAGCTACCACTAATCAAGGTGGTGAGGCACGCTTTTGGGTAGTGGTATTCCAGGATTATGAGGTAAGGTTACAAACCAAGAATCAAATCATGGATGTAGTAACGGAAGGACATAGACATAGGGACGATGAGGATAATGCAAGATTCGAACGAAGAGAAGACGGAACAAAAGAGCAACTTACCCTCGATTAAATATCCAGACTGCTGGCCTATGGTCCGCATAACCTGGATGGATGCCATGGACGGCGATACGGGATGGGTGACTCTTGGAAAAATGCGCGATGCTAAATTGGCAACATGTGTTGATATTGGTTGGATGATAAGGAATGATGATTTAAGAGTTACAATAATAGGATCCTGGTGTTTGGATCCACAGGAAACAAAGGAAGAGGATAAAGAGGGTGGAAGATATATAACCATACCAAAAGGTTGGGTTAAGAAAATAGAATACTTAGGAAAGGTATATGGAGAGATTCGAGATTAATGTATGGAAAGATGCTGAGCTGTTAAGCAAGGAAATTGTTGAGTTCAATAGTATAAAAGAATGCTATAAGTATGTAACAGATAAGTATCATGGTCCTGATTCCTGGACTGGAACACACCAAAACAAGGCCGGAGTAACGCTCTGGCGTCCACCTCTTGGGATTAGAGTAACATGGTCAAAGCTTTCAGCCTATAAATATAGGCCACCTAAGATGTCAGCTGAGGATAAGAAACTTCGAAGGGAGTTATATGATTCAATAACTCCGGAAACAATTCAGGAATTGGGTCCGAATGAAATGTATGCAAAAGTCAGTAAGAATTATGGGCCAAATCCAAATGCAAAAGGATATAAGGATGTAAAATGAGTGTAGTTATACCATTCAAAGGAAAAACACGTCATTCCAGACGTCCACACCATAAATCCAAAAAGCCTGTCAAGAAGTTTTATGGAATTACAACCAAGCAAAAGAAAATGCTTGACATTGTCAAGAAATATCTAAAAACAAATGATCATGCTCCTAGCTATGAGGAATTGAAACAGTTATGTGGAGTAAAATCAAAATCAAATGTACACAGATACTTGCATTGCCTGCGCGAAAGAGGATATATTAACTTTAAAGATCACATGAAACGTGGTATTATGGTATTATGAATAGGGATCTGAGTGAAAAAAACTTTTTTATTTTTTCATTTACCGGGATACTGCCAATACCGCAATACCTTTTGGTATAAATGATTGAAATACATAGATTATTAGGGTATTGGCAAGGTATTACGAGTCTAAACGACGCAAGGAAGTTTTGTGATTTTTTTATTATTAAATGAGTAAATATATGCATATACCAATGAGTTACGGACGATGAGTGAGAAGGTCATTGCCAATACCTCTGCCAATACCAAAGACATGTCTTTAAAATATCCTAAAGATGGGGAAGGATTGACAAGTAGGCAGAAGATATTTGTTCAGATTTTCGCGGAAAATGAGGGTAGATTGACTCCCACGGAATGCGCTAGGCAAGCTGGATATAAGGAGGATCGAGCTAATACTACATCTTCGGAGTTGTTAAACCCAAAGAAATACCCAAAGGTTGTTAATGCATTAATAAGAAGGAGAGCTGAGATTGATAAAACGCATGAAGTTAAACTACAAAGACACGTACAGGAACTGGCTAGACTCCGTGAGAAATCTTTGGCCGATAAGTCTTTTAGTGCTGCTGTTAACGCTGAACGCTTGCGAGGGCAAGCTGCAGGATTGTACATTGACAGGAAAGAAATCAGAACAGGGACTATCGATAGTATGTCCCGTGAAGAAGTTTTGAAACATTTGAAGGAATTAGGATTAGATGGAAAATTTAGAAAAGAAAAAGAAAGAGTGGTCATTGAAGTTCAGGAAGAGAAATCCAATGGCGAAGGAATTAAGGACGTCACAGAAGTACCGACCGAGAGTGGTGAGAGACAGAATGAAGTATGACCGTAAAGACAGAAACCAATCTTTGGAAAAGTTTAAAAAAATGTTTGAACAATGGTAAAGGATACTGTTACTCGCGATTGGAGAGCTACGCTACGCCAGGATTCCCTGATTGCGTAATATTTCACAGTGTTACAGGATTCTTTACAGTAGAATTAAAAGTTGCAACAAGTAGTAATAAAATACAAATTTCTACATTTCAACGGGCGTGGAATACCATTTACTCCATACACGGAGCTCCTGTATTTATCTTAGTTAAGCTCCTAGGCACAGGTGGCGTTAAAATGTTTTCAGGGTCCAAGGCCCAAGAATTGTCCGAAAAGACCCTTGATGCGGTGCCCGGGATATACGAAGGACGGCTCGAGGACCTCGATCTGTGCGCCGTGGTGCGCGCAAACTCCCAAACTCCCCCATAATACAAGTATTTTGTGGATAACCTGTGGATAACTTTCCCGGGAGCTGGGCGCCCGGCGCGCGATCCTTTCTTCAGTCGTGGTAAAACTCCCAAACTCCCTCATATAGTATTGTTCCGAGGTCCGAGGCGCAAGATGTAGTGTGCTGGTTCCCGGGATCCTGCTTCACCCGGCGTTGTCAAGGGCTTCAAACTCCGAAACTCCCCTATATGGTATAATATTTCGGATTGACCCACAAGATGTGGCGAGCTGGTTAAACGACCAGGGCGCCCGCGGGACAAATCACGGTGATGATCGGCGGAAATCCGCCATTTTTTCTTCCATCTCGCTTCAGGAAGCCAGGTTCTCTTCCCGGGTTGCAGGTTTCAAGCTCCAAAACTCCCGGAAAACAGCCATTTACCCAAGATTCACGACTGGGAGGCAGC